TCTTGAGGAGGACAGGCTGATCGTAGCCATCCCTGATACAGCCAAGGGACCAAGGCGCTACTACGACTACCTGGAATTCTGAACCAAGCCTGGCACCCTTCGGGGGTAAGTCCAGGTTTTTTTGTGTCTGCCCCTTGTTCACCATCACGAGCCTAGCTTATGGCAAAGTATTTTCCCAACAATTGGCAAGAATACGCGGAAGCCCCGGACGATTGTTTTCAACAACACACGTTCGAGGAAATCATGACATGGAAGGTAGCTGGTTGGGAGATTCCTGCATCAGTCTACTGTATCATTCGTGAAAAGAACCTTAAGACTGGCAAGGTTAAGGAGCACACATACCAGCGCAAACACGCTGCCCGTGCTAAGGTTGAGCAGCTGCTAGAGACTCCCGACACGGAGTTTGTAGTAGCAGACCAAGAATCCATCCACCACATCTTTCCTGGCGATGAACTGCTTGATGACGACGATGATGAGTGATTACGACATTGATGATCCTTTCTTCGATGTTGATGATTACGAATTCATGCAAGATCTAGTCCAACCCATTGATTTGAATGCCGACCCAGAGTGAGATTGACGCCCAGTATGAACTGGAACGCACAGCCATCAGCTGTGGTTTACAACGCCTCCACAAGAATACATACAATGTGGAGTCCAAGGACTATGCCAGCGCTTCGGTGTATGGCGTAGCCAGCGTTGACACTCTCATTCCTCTTGTCATTGCAAAGATCGAGGATACCACTGAGTATCAGATCAAGCGTGGTAAGAATGGCGTTGCATTTAAAGAGATTGCAACCTATCTCGCTGAGATGGAGCCTTTGGCAGCTGCTGCTATTGCCTGCAAGATTGTCTTTGACAAAGTGTTTAGCTTTCGAGATGACAGCTCCAGACATGCAACAGTGTGCGAATCGATTGGCGCTGCTCTTGAGCAAGAGTGCCAAATGCGGTACTACGAGCGTGAATGTCCTGAGCTTCTTAACTTTTTAAAGAAGAAGTACTGGCACAAGGCTAGTGGTACGCAGCAGAAGTTCGTCAACATCAGGCGAGCTATGAACAACGCTGGTCACACATGGAATGCATGGGGATCCGTTGTTCGAGTCAAACTTGGTAACTGGCTGCTTGACTGCGTTTGTCAGGCTAGTGGTTGGTTCACTGAGGAAGTCTTTGTACGAGGCCGTAACCGCCGTGAGACCCACGTCGTACCTACTGCTGAGTTCATGGACATCAAGGACCAAGTGATGGCTAATGCTGAGCTATTCAGCGCCATTGCCTGGCCCATGCTTATCCCGCCCAACGACTGGTCTCCTGAGGAGGACGGGGGCTACCTCATGAACGAAGTGATGCGTGGTCATGAGATGGTCCGTCGGGGAGATAGGCTATCTATACAGGAGGGAACACCTTACCAATTCCTGAACAGGATCCAAGGTGTGTCGTACAAGCTGAATCCATTCATTGTGGAGGTAGCTGAGTTCCTTCTTGAGAACGGCAGAAAGGTGGGGAAATTCATTCCCATCGTTGATATCCCTCTACCTCCTAAGCCAGCAGACATTGCTGAGAATAAGGAGAGTAGGCATGAGTATCGACGAGCAGCCGCTGAAGTTCGTAACAGGAATGCTGCGTCATTCAAAGAGTCGTGTCGTACTCGAATGACAATGGATGCAGTGAAGCGATTCAAAGACAAGGAAAAGTTTTACTTACCTTGGTCATTTGATTATCGTGGAAGAGCATATCCAATTCCTGCATTTCTTACACCACAGGATACTGACTTTGGTAAGTCATTACTTAAGTTTGCTGATGAAGCATTCATGTATCCTGAAGCTGAGGAATGGTTAGCCTTTCAGGTGTCTACGACGTATGGTCTAGACAAAGCTCCAATTCAGGAGCGTCTTGAATGGACTGTTCACCATCACAAGTTAATCTCTCGTATTGTCAAAGACCCAATTGGTACGATTCCTGAATGGGAAGCTGCTGATGAACCTTGGCAATTCTTAGCTGCGTGTGAGGAATACTATCACTGCTGTATTGTATGTGATAGACAATTTACTTCCTTAATGGTAGCTACAGATGCTACCTGCAGTGGTCTACAAATTCTAGCTGGATTGGCTAGAGATAAGAGTACAGCACAATTAGTGAATGTTACTCCAAGTGATAGACCACAAGATGCATACAAAGTCATTGCTGAAGAAGCTAAACCACACTGTCCTGTGTCTATTCAAGAACACATGGATAGAAAAGTGACCAAGCGAACAGTGATGACCGTTCCTTATAATGCAAAACCTTTTTCTAATAGAAGCTACATTCGTGAAGCTTTGAAAGACAAAGGTGTCGAGATCTCTAAAGAAGATCTAACAGCGACTGTTAATGCAGTTAGGGAAGCTATGTATCGAGTCGTTCCTGGTCCCATGGCTGTCATGGACTGGATCGAAAAGGAAGTAAGAGAAGCTTTCCGTAGAGGTACCACTGAATTGGTCTGGACTACTCCGTCTGGATTTACAGTGACTCAACGGTTGATGAAAAAGAACGTCGAACAGTTGAAGCTACAGTTGCTTGGTAAAATCAAGCGAGTGTCAGTTGCCAACGGTGAAACAGATGAGATCGATGTCCGTCATCATTGCAATGCAACAGCTCCTAATCTGATACATTCGCTCGATGCCAGCGTCCTCCATCTAAGTGCCATCAAGTTCGATGCTCCTTTAGCTTTAATTCATGATTCAGTTCTGTGTCGTGCTACTGACATGACCAGTTTGTCTGCTATCGTGAGGGAGACGTACTGCTACATCTTTGCTGATCATGACTACTTGTCTGATTGGGCGAAGCAGATAGGAGCTACGTCTGAACCACCCATCATTGGGACTCTCAAACCTGAGAATGTCCTAGCCTCCACCTATTTCTTTTGTTGATGTCTAAAACCATCGTCACCCAAACCCCAGTTCGTCTTGAAGGCTACCAAGCTGTCTTCCAGCCGAGCAAGTTTGGCAACCTAAACCTCTCCTGCATTGTGGATGAGACTGTTGTCGAACAACTTGAAGCTACTCGCTCTGAACTCCTTGAATGGTGCAAGAGCAAAGTAAAGAACCCTCGTCGTTCTGTCTGCAAGCCTGAGCCCTGGGAGGAAGTCTCTCAAGGTATGTACCAAGTTAAATTCAAGTGGTCTCCTGATTCTCCTGTTCCCATTGTGGACAGCGAAGGTACTCCGATCACCGAAGAGATTCCTTTGTACTCCGGCAGTCTTGTCAAAGTAGCTTTCCGCCAGAAGCCTTACACTCTTCCTGACGACAGCTATGGCACGTCTCTTAAATTGCAAGCGATCCAAGTCATCCAAGCTAGTGGTTCTGCTGGTGTGGATGGTGGAGATCTTGACGCGACAGAAGCCGCTGCCCTTTTCGGTCAGACTAAAGGCTTCAAAGCGAACGAACCGAACGTAACCCCTACCACCACCGACGACTCCGATGATTTTTGAATACGACGTTGTGAAGTCTGAAGTTGGCGGGCTGTATGAAGCCACGCTGACCGTTGAACTTCCCCGCATCACTGTTCAGCGATTCAAGGCTGACCGCAACGATTTCAAGTACGAGATGCGTCGTGCTGTGTCTGAGATCGTTGAAGAGATCATCGAAAAGCACCTGGACTGATGAAGTATCGCTCAGGTCTCGAAAAGAAAGTCGCTGAACTTCTTGGCAACCTGAGCATACCGTTTGAATACGAAAGCACCAAGGTTCCTTATGTGTTGCAATGCAACTACACACCGGACTTTCTCCTCCCAAATGGTATCTATCTTGAGACAAAGGGTCAGTTCACACCAGAGGATCGACGCAAGATGCTTGCTGTCAAAGAGGCTCATCCTGACCTCGACATCCGCATGGTGTTTCAAGCTCCTTTCAACAAGATTGCCAAACGTTCAAAGACAACCTATGCTGCCTGGTGCGAGCGCCATGGCATCAAATGGGCCGCCTACCACTCTATCCCAAGCGAATGGCTGACCTAGCAACCATCAAAGACTGTGCCTACTATCTGATCATGGCACTGGACAAATCCTCCTCCGCACAAGACGTTCTCGAAGGCTTTGAGCAAGCCCTGGATGACTATGAATGCTTCATCGTTCAACCCCGAGGAATCGAGGACCGAGAGCGAGTTTTTAAGGCATGAACCCTGCCCGTCTTGCGGTAGCTCAGACGCTAATAGTCTCTATTCTGATGGGCACAGCTATTGCTTTTCTTGTACCACCTGGACACCAGGAGACGGAGAGCCCAGTTCACCATCACGCTCAACCCACCGAGCAATGTTAAAAGGAGAAGCTGCTCGTCTTAAAAAGCGAGGCATTTCTGAAAAGGTTTGCCAGCAGTACAAGATCTACACCGACGGAGACGTTCTGCGTTTCCATTACTTCGATGAAGCTGGTGTGCTGCTGGGTGCCAAGATCAAAACCAAAAGCAAGGTCTTCACCTATGAAGGAACATCCCCTTCCTGCCTCTTTGGACAACACCTATTTCCTGCCACTGGCAAACGAGTCGTCATTACAGAAGGCGAACTCGATGCAGCTTCATGTCAAGAAGCTATGCCGGGGTGGCCGATGGTATCTCTACCTAGCGGTGCCGCTTCGGCAAGGAAGTCGATTCAACGGGCTATCCCATGGCTCCAGGGTTATGAGGAGATT